CGCGGCATCCATTCACTGATGTGCTGGACTATCAGGGATTATTGTTAGACGATGTTAGAGGAATTACCAGTAGCAGTGCTCGTAGAGAAGCACCTAGTTCTGTGTTTGGAATCAGTACCCCAGGGCCACTAGATAAAAAAGGAAAACAAGCTGACATTGGCAAAGCTGAGTGGAAGGTATTAAATGCTTATGTAAGCCGCTTGGGCGGCAGCACATTTGTTATGGATGACGGTGACGCCAACTGGTTGCGCAGAACACCGGCCGCTGACGGCCCACCAGATTATGCAAGTATTGATGCAGGGGAAGATGACGGTGATGTTACATTGCCTGCAAATGAGTTGATTAGATTCCGCACAAGAACCGGCCATCAAATATTAATGCACAATACAGAGGATTTAATTTATATTACCAATGCTCGAGGAAATACTTGGATAGAACTGACCAGCGATGGCAAGATTGACATTTATGCTAAAGACAGCATTAGTATACGAACACAAAATGATTTGAATTTTTATGCTGACCGCGATATCAATATGGAGGCTGGCCGTAACATCAATATGAAAGCCACTGACGCCGCGGGCGAAGGCGATACAACTATCGCAGGAAGAATCCAAATTGAAGCTGTGGGCGATTTTATTAGAATTGTAAATGG